TCTCATTATTGCGCCAGCCTCGTCATTGTCTGCAACAAGTACAACATTATTGAAGTACTTTTCTAATAACTTAATCTGCGATGCAGATACGTTAGCGCCCAGAGTTGCAACTGCTGGGAATCCTACTTGGTCTAGCCTTATAGCATCAAAAGATGATTCAACTACATATACTAAACTGGATGCCTTAATTCTGTGTAAATTAAATAACAATTTACCCTTTGGAAGTCCTGGAGTATTTTTAAACTCTTTACCTTCAATAGATCTACCAACAAAACCAAGAGTCATTCCATCTGGAGAATGAACTGGTATTGTAACCATGTCCTGCTTTTCTGAATATCCTAAAGCAAACTTTTTTACCGAATCTTCTGTTATAAGTCTATTAGAATAATATCTCATTGCTCTTGGAGACTCTAAGGCTTGATTGTTTAGTCTTTTAATTAATACCTCATCATATTGAACAAAGTCTGGTGGAGCATACATTGTCTTGTTAATTACGCTCTCAATGTTTGTTTCTGTTTGCTTACTTTTTATATACCGTGCTGCTTCAAAATAAGTCCTGCCAGTTACAAACATAACAAACTCTTCAAGATTTTTTGTAGTCTGACAGCCAAAGCAAAAAAACAAACCGCTATCCTTTGCAACTTCTGCAGCAGGGGTTCTTGTATTATTGTGATATGGACAATAAATAATAAAGTCATTTCCAAACTCTGCCTCTATGTCAATGCCAGCGCCAGTCAAAATACGATGAATCTGTTCTGCTGCATACATATTTTTAATCATTAGTATCAAAACTTTCTAAATATTTTATTGCTGCCCTCATAATGTTTTTATTGTCTTGGAATAACCCTAAAGCACGATTACACTTACCACATAGTAAGCCACGAATTTGCCCAGTTGCATGATTATGATCTACGTTAAGTGAGTATTCTGTAGACTCTTTGCATATCCAGCACTCTCCATCACCCTTATTAAACAGTTTATCATATTGCTCTTCTGTTATGTTGTGTGTAGATTTTAAATACCATTTTCTAGAAGACTGTTTTCTACGTTGTTTATATATGTCTCTATTCATTTTTCTGCGTTCAAACGCTTCTGGATTGGCATATCTTTCTCGTCCATACTCTAAATGGCATGGTTTACAATATGTTTGTAACCCATCAGATCTTTTTGAATTAATAAAAAAATCGTTTTTAGGTTTTTCTTGATTACACCTATTACATCTTTTCATAATCAAATTATATCACGACTTTGATCATAGGTTTAGGTCTTCCATGTCTTTATAACGATAGTAGCCTTTGTCAAAATCTACCTGTACTAAAAAATCTCCCATAAAACCATTTCTATTTTTTCTAAATACGCATTCAATAATATCACTATTAGTAGCACGACCTAATGCCATTACCCAGTCAGCATCATAGGCAATCTGTCTAGACCATGCTGTTTGACCAAGTGTTGGAGCACTACTTAAATCTTTTACATCGTCAGGGGTAGCAGATGAAATAGCAATAATAGGAACTTCTTCACCAATAGCCATAAGTTTAAGTTCTCTTGAAAGGTTTTTCATACGTACCGTTTCATTATCAGATTTTTGGTTTGGAGACATAAGTTGCAGGTAGTCAACAATAACAAAGTCTGGTTTGTATTGATCAATCTTTCCACGAACTACAGATGGGTTTACCTCTCCACCATTATCGTTTGAAATAATATGAAACTCTGGCCTACCTGCTATTTTGTTAGCATGCCAATTCTTTAGCATATCAAGTTCTACTTCGCCATTGCTTAGTTTACGATGAGACCAAAGACCTTCACCCATAATTGCAAATACACGATTACGAACCTCTGTCTCAGACATTTCAAGAGATATGACTAATGGAGACTTACCTTGTTTCCATGCCTGCACTGCAAAATAAAGAGCAAGCCAAGATTTGCCAATGCCTGGATATGCTAAGAACACACCAAGTTGTCCTGGCATAATTCCAGAAGGTAGGTAATTGTCAAATCCTGGCAAACCTGTTTTAATTCCAACTTGACCAGTTAATTTTTGCTCTTGAATTTTTTCAAAGTATGCAACGGCAGAATCAAGATCTGTGGCATCAATATCACGTATAGCAGAAGTGTTTTTCTTTAACTCAGATGTCTTTGTAATAAGACCATTGAGTGCTTCTGTGCCATTGCCAACTTGTACTTCACCTGCTGCAGATCTTAAAATGTCTTTAAGGCTATCATTTAAATATTCAGTTTGTAATTCTTCAAGATGATGCTTAGTGGCACCAACACCATCTACTGGTTGAAAGTCTCTAAATTTTTCTATAACTAAGGATGATGGCGGTATTGATCCATTATTATCAAAATATAAACGAATAAAGTTCCATACATCATTATGGGTTCTAAGAAGATTTTCTACGTTGGCTTGCAACAATACATGCATTTGCTTATCTTGTAGTAATGCTGAAATAACTTTTGCTTCTGTATTATTCACTAAGCCACCTTCTTGCTAATTTCCTGCGCTCTGTTCTTTCTTTAATATCTTTTTCTACATCTATTTTACCATTAAGAATTTTTTCTGCATTATAAGCAAAATAGTTCCAACTTGGATCTTGTGCAACACTAAAATAATACTCTAGTAAATCGTAACAACCAGAAATGCCGTAAGATTCTATAAGTGAATCAGCAGACCATTGCTCTACGTTTAAATTTAAAGATGGCTTTTGCTCGTATTTTGCTGTGTGCAATTTACTATACCTACTAAGCAAAGCCATACGGTCTTTGCGATCAGCCATTAATTGTCGCTGTCAGCCTCTAGTTGTGCCTCTTTAATTTTTTCTGTTAATTTGTCTTCAACAAATTTGTAAACTCTTTCAAAGGCTTGACTATCATCCTCATCATTGCGTTTTGAATCAACCACACCTAGGTCAATTCTTAGTGATTGGAAGTTGCCCAGATTAAGGGTGTATCCCAGCGTTACTGACATTTTCGTATTTTCGTTTTCCATTACCCCACCTTTTCTTGTTTTAAATATTCTCTGACCAGATAGGAATATATCTTCCGTCATCTGTTCTTGTATATGTAAGTATACCTTTTCCCATTCGCCGTGTCAACTCTTGATTAGTTGGCGTCATGTTATTTGTTACTAGTCCATCTTTTCTTGGTTGCCCCATATGTATAGATGCCAGTATATCACGAATTGCCTGTACCGTGCTTTCTGAATAATAAGATCTTATTTGCCATCCCCTTTGACCATTTAGTCTTGACCCTATTGGTGGGGGGATAACTCCTTTTTTCATTAATGTTGGCATATATTTTCTATGACGATTAATTAACTTAGCAGTCTCAGCAACGGTATAAGCCTTTTCTCTATTCTTTCTAAAATCTGTACGTAAACAAGTCTCAATTCTATCTTTAGTAATATTATACACAGAAACTAATCCAGTAGATCTGGAACTATGATAGAGTCTTACTAAGTCCCCGTTAAGAAACCATATTTTTTTACTTCCCTTTATTACAGAGTCGTTATTGTAAATTTCGCTCTCAATAATTCCTTTTCCAGTAACCATTTACCCTCTCCGCTTTCCATAGGTGGGTGAAAAAATTTTCTAGTTCCACATCTAACGCAATATGTTTCTATGTGTTGAATGCTTGTATATTGTCTGTCAACAAACAATCGCCCACCACATTTTTTACAAAAAAGCATAATTAACTTTTAGTTTGGAATACCAACAGCAATTAAATTAACGGCAAGAGATAGGTTTCCAGATGCTCCAAACCTTACAAACCCATCAACCTTAGACGTAGTTGGTTTTTGTAAAACAACTGTAACGTTTTGACCAGCCTCTGTATTTCCAATGTTTAATGCTGTTGCTGTAACTATTGGAGGGAATTTAAAGTCATTCTGGAATGAATAAGTAAATGCTCTTTCGTTACCCGCACTTACGATACTGTTTGTAAAGATTTCTACATATCCACCAACAACTCTTGCATTTGATGTTTTTATAGTTTCTTTAATTGATGGACCATTATCAATGCTTGTAAAGTTATATGCTGCAGAAGAAACCTCTGTAGATAAATCATTAATAGTTTTAGCCAACTCATAGATATAAGTAACATCTAGTGGTTGCCCACGCTCTGGTAGCGGTATTTTTGCCATTATTCCTCCTGTTTAATTATACCAAAGAAACTATACTTGATTCAAATATAGTTAATTCAGCACTTCTTACTTTGTTAATACCTTCAACCTGTATGGCTGCTCTAACATTCGTTGTGCCAGTATTAATAAAACTATACGTGTGAATTGGGGAAGTTCCGTGATATGCATAACTTCCTCCATCAAATTTTACAAATATATCATATTTGGGTCTAGTGTTTTCATCTCCCCAAATAACCGTAGAGGTGTTTCCACTAACAATTAATTCACCGTCAACTTCTTCAATTTCTAAAGCGGTTGCTGAAAATATTGGAGACCAATGAGAGTATCTGTTTTTATCTTCAGAAATAATCCTATACCTTACTACATATTCGTTATTGTCTCCTACGGGCGGCAGTTGATTTTTAGGAATAGTTAATTTTTTAATACCTGCATCAGCCATTAAGAAACACCAACTGTAAATCTAAATTCTACATAATTGCTAGTATTAGGAGACTTTATAATTGTTTCTGCATTGTCATTTTTAACAACAGAATACCCAGTTAGTCCATAAAGTGGATTATATGTTTGGGTGTTTTCTAATCTCATTGCATCTAGGGCAATATAATAATCTTCTGACGGCACCCCAGCATCTATAACGGAGGCATAAATTTTAACAACTGTTACGGCATCCCAAGTAAAGTTTGCAGTTGTGTATAGTTCTTGTAGTTCTTTAGATACAATAAAATATCTATTTGTTTCAAAATCTTGACTTGATTCTGTGTTACCAGAATCTGCATGATTTATTTCTGCTTCAAATCTTGCAAACTCTCCAGAACCAGCATCTGTTGATGAAAAGTCTACTAAAACTCTAATGGTGTCTGGAATTGCAGAAGAACTTCCATTTTTACTTACTAAAGAAAATGCCAATCTTAATTCATCTTTAGGAGAGTTTCTGCTAAAATCAACTTGTGGGCCAGTTAAATGTATGTGGTTTGATCCTGATTCAATTACAAAGTGATCTTCTGTTGGACCACTTTCTTCGCTAATTGTTAAATCTGCATCATCACCTTGAATTAAAATAATGTTATTTAAAAATCTACATCTTTCATATCTGCTTGCACGAGATGTTTTAAAAAATATTGAGTTATCGGCATTTGTTTGAAAAACTGTATCTGCAATTGCAATAATATTATCATCTTCTTCATCGTCTAATGGTGCTGTAAAAGTATTAATTTCAGTAGCAGCAGCAACAGTATGATGTTGCCAATTTTCTCCAGCAGTAAAAGCAAAGACCGTCTTACTGTCATATGCTCCAGCAGATGGATTGGATCCAGCAGAATACAGACCCACCTCTGATATTTCATATCTTTCCTCTGTTGGCAATTCTGCCGTTAAAACAATTTTATCTACACCGTCTTCGTTTACAAAACCTCTAGATGAAATTGGAACACGAAACATTTCAAAATCTAAATTTGTTTTTGTTGAATAATCGCCTATTTC